AGTAGCAGTAATATTACCTACTGTAATACCAGTGATTTGTGATTCGTCCGCATTTGTAACTGCGATTTGATAGAACAGTGGGTTTGATTGTAATGAAGCCATTTATTTTCCTTTGATTACCATGTTGATAGTGGTGAGCGTTTCCACTGGTCTGTTGCCCAACAGTAGTAGATATAGTTTTGGTCAAACGCTACTTGTCCGACTGTGCCTGTGGATGTTGAGGTGGCGGGAACGTTTTGAGTATGCATAATGATTTTTGTATTAGCACCACCGCCAATGCGAATAGTAGCATTATCAGCAGGGGCGATGGAGACGTTACTATTAGCGGAAATAGGGGCGATGTAGACGTTACTATTAGCGGAGTTACCGGCGATGGAGACGTTACTATTAGCGGAGTTACCGGCGATGGAGACGTTGCTATTAGCGGAGCTACCGACGATGTAGACGTTACTATTAGCGGAGTTACCGACGATGTAGACGTTACTATTAGCGGAGTTGACGGCGATTGTAACCGCATTATAATTAATAATCAGTGGTGTTCTTATACTGGCAGATGTATTTGAAGTAACAATAAATTGTAGTGAGCTTGATGGTGGTAGGTTATCTGCGGATGGCAACCCTTCTACTCGGCTAATAATAGATGTTCTAGTTGGTGAGAATCCACTCAAACCATTAACTGTATAATTACCATTACCAGTGTATGTATTAAAAGTAATAGCACCAATAGTATCATTTACGGCTAATGGTAGAGGATCGGTTTTTGTTCCGCGAGTTCTGGCCGTAGCAAAAGCCGCGCCTAGCACATTACTGGAAGCTAATGAAATTATAGCAGCGGCAGCACTAGTGGTAGAATCAGCCTCACTCCACGATGAAAGTGTATTTCCATCATATGTTAGTTTTGGACTACCACTTAAAGTGCCACCACTGTTGAACTGAACTTCACGAGTATTGCCACCAGCCGTCTTGTTTTGAACCCAACTACCATTACCACTTAACACATTAGACACATTACCGTCTAAATTCACGGTGCGAATATTGCCTAGGGCGTTGATTGAATTGCCTACAAAATCTTCGGTAGCCATTGTAGAGCCACCAACATTTAATCCATTAGCATCAGCACTTAGCGACACATCGTTTAGGTAGATAGTATTGTTACTTAGGTACAGGTCTTTCCAGCGACGAGTAGCAGTGCCTAAATCATAAGTGATGTTAGCCGCTGGAACTAAGGCACCAGTAATTTCTACGCCATCACTATCAATCATCATCTTCAAACCGTTGTTAATAGCAACACGGAAGTGACCATCACTATAAGTGCGGGCATATGTAGTTGAATTTGAGATGACCGGTGTTTGAATATTACTAATATTGCCACCTTCACCTGCTAAGCGAACACTAGTTACAGAGTTAGCAGTAATAATATTAGCGTTAATAGTATCTACACTAGTCACTGAACCACTAGCAGCGCCAGTAGCAACAACGCCCGGTAAGACATCATACTGACCGTTTGGCAAAGTCCAAGCATTATAAGTTAAGGTAGTGCCACTCAACGACCATTTATCTTTGTCTGTTAGAACACCCATAGAGAAGATGTTCATTAGTGAAGCATCGTCATCATAGTATGCGAATGAAGGATGTGTCCAAGTATAGTTTTGTGTAGAAACCGCAGGAGCAATCAACTCTACACGAGGTGTTTGAACATAACCGGGAATAGTTGAGAATGATAAGTTGCCAGTGCCGTCAGTAGAAATAAACTGACTTGCTACCCCACCAGTCAACTTAACATTAGCAATAGCGGCGGTAATCGCAACACCATTACTTGTTACACCTGTAATAGCGCCTAGTGCGCCAGCATTGTTGTATTGTAGTTGGGTATCCGCACCAGCAACAGTAGCAGTGCCGCCCCCGCCACCTACGCCCCAACTACCATCGCCTCGTAGAACATTTGAAGAATTACCGTCAAGGTTCAATAGTGCGACATTACCTACTGTTGGTCCAGCAGTTGTTCCTTCAATATAGAAGTTTGCTGTGACGCTATCATTTACCAGATTTAAACTTACTGTGCTCATTGATTATCCTTAGTTACTGTAACGAACGATTAGACCCATCATCAATTTACGAATGTTAGAGAAACCTGTAACCGATGATGGGTAAGTTGCTGTGATTGTGATGATATTCAAGAGTGTATTGTTATCATCTGGTGTGATTAAGGTAGATGGGTTAGGAGTAGCAGATGCTGGAATCTTTAACACGCCTGTGCCAGCAGCCGCTACAATATTGACCACTTCTAAGCCAGCAACCGCAGTAGAACCAGTGTTGCCACTAGCATTTCTCTGTTTAGTTAGATCAGCAACGCCAGTAAGTTCTCCGGCAGTAGAGTATGTAAAAGTAGCGGACATAATCTCACTGTTGACGGTTAGAGTCCAGCCAGATAGGTCAACGATACCGTCAGAACTGTCTCGCATTGTGAATGGGATTACAAGTTGTTCGCCATGGCGAACTTCAATATAGTCGATTTTATCGCCTACTTGAATCCATTTGCTAAAATCGCTTAGTTTTAGGGACATATTTATTTCCTTATCTTATATTTATTGTTTTATGAAATTAGTTGATTTGGCGACCTGTATTAACAGGATAAGTCCATCTATACTGATCTCCAGTTACTATTTCTGCTACTCCGTTGTCTAATGGTGTAACAACTGCGGTAACAGTGCCTGTTGGGTTTGAGCCATTGGTAACAGTAGCAACAAACGTGCCGCCAGCGTGAGGCTCAATATCTACTACTCTTAGCTCATTAGTAGTGCCAATTTGGAATACATAATAACCTCTAGCAGTCAAAGCAGTTTTTAGTCTACTGATTGTAGTAGCATAACCACTTGGATTGCTGGAAGCAGTAGTATTTTGTCCATAGTCAATATCAATAACTACAGGAGCAGTAAATCTTCCGCCACCAGATGTGCCAGTAAACGTAATAAATGACTTATTACCTATGGTAGATGTATATGGTGCCAAACCATCTTGAACTTTCGTCAGTGTAAAGTCACTAGCAACAATAGTGCCGTTAGTTCCAGCATCAACTCTGTTGATAGTAAGATCGCTCTTATTAACATATGCGCTACTAGTAATAGTAACTACATTACCAGATGTTGTAGCAGTATACGCTACTTCCTGAGTATTGAACATGGTAGCAATATCAGTTGCTTGCGCATACGAATTACCAACAGTCGAGAACATCATTGTAGTAGTAGAACTGGTAGCTGCCTTGCCCTGTAAGAAGATATAACTTCCTTGCGATAGAACAGGGACAAATGTTTGTAGCCATGTGCTTAAATTAGTAGTATTAATACTAATTGTAGAGTTTCCTGTATTGAATCTAACTGCCGCCGTAGGAGTAGCATTACCAATTGTCGCATCAAATTCATCAACCCATGCGACTGGACTTTGCTGAGTATCTACTACGATCTCCATGCCGTCACTTAATGTGCCATTAGAAGATAGGGTGTCACAGGTCCATGTAACAACGTTACCGGAAACAGATGGAGCAGAAGTAAGTTCTAATGCTACACGATTAGTTGCGATTTCTACATTACCAAACTCAATAAATGATGGACTTCTACCATCAGTGGCAGTAGCCGGAGTAATAGTAATTGTAGATGCTGGTGAACCACTACTTTGAGTAACTGTAAATGACCCTGCCGATGAAGAGTTATTACCATTGTAAGTGAATATAATTTCCACTCTGGCATTGTAAGCAGTAGCAGTAAATGGTCTGTTTCCTTTTGCTAGATTTAACTTAGCAACAAAATCAGCAGCAATTTGACCGGGTGTTGTTAAATTGCCAGCCAATTTAATTGTCGCAGTAAATGTTTGAGAAGCAGTGCCTAATAAATCAGTATAGTATTGTAATGTTACAGAAACAATACTACCAACACCATTTAGTCTAGTTCTACTATTACCTGTGCCAACTATAGATAAATCTGCGTGTTGTTGACCATCATTGCTAGTAGCAAGCTGCCAAAAATAAAAATTATTTGAGTTTTTAAGATAACTTGTATACGTTTTATTAGCCCAAGATGTAGCTGTCTCAGTAACTAAATTACTTGAGTAATACCAATCATAGTTACTTGATGTCTTATTATAATAGAACCCACTATCATTGACGTAAACAGTAGCAGTAGAAGATAAAATAGGCATCGATGAAGAAGACGACCATGTAGTACCATCAGTTGATGTATATTTTACATTATGAAATAAATCTAAAAAGTAGTATGTTCCATTATAAAACACTATTTGTCTATAATGAGCCGTAGATACTGTAAGGACAACAGCAGTAGAGTTTACGTCTGTGTTTAGAACACGAACTGTAGCATCAATAGAACTAGTATCAATAAAAACTGCGCTGGTGCCATTAGTTTGAAAATGACGAACATAACCAGTATATACAATAACCCAACCAGTGTTCCAATCATCTGCCGAGAAAATAGCACTTTCAGAAACAGCATATAGTTTGTTGCTGATTTTGTAGAACTTAAAGTTAAGTGTAGAAGTATTTGGAAAAAATATACCACTAAACATAGGAACTGTAGTCCAAGACGCTGGTAGTCGTGGGTCTGAATTAGAACGACATACGGTAATGTAAAGTTCATTATTTGAGTTTTCTCTAACGGTAATCAAATCTGTTTTTGTATATTTAGAATTAGATACTTCTGTAAGATAATCAAAATTAGCAATACGATCAAAACCACTATATCTAGCTAAGTTATATGGGTCTGTGCCAATAAGCATATATGTTGCCCAATCATAACCTTCTATAACACGGAGACAACCAATTAGATACGAACCAACAGAAACAAATTTACTATAATTTTCTACATTAACAAAACTTGTTATATCTACAAAGTTGATGCCGTCAGCGGCATAGTAAATAGAGCCTGAAGAAAAACTGATATATCTAGCAGTGCCAACTTTTAGCATGTAGTCTATTGAATCATTTGCTGGAGCGTTTAGCACATATCCACCTGTTTGTCCACCAAAGTCAAAAGCAAACTCTTCATTATTGTAAGCACTTGTAGTATGATATCCACTAATAGATAATGAGTATTCTTCTTTACGACCAGCAACATAACTACCACTACCAGTGCCACCAAGAACTAATTTCCATTGCGCTGGAGCACCAACCGTTACGTTAGATATCCATTGTGAAGTAGTATGAGTATATGGGTCACTGGCTGAGAACGAGTCAGGAGAACGAACCCAGTTAGAATTTAAACCAGTAGTAGAAATAGGGGCACCAGCTAATTGTGCCTCTTCACGAGAACTAAATCTACCATAACGAACAACGTTTACTGGACCGCTTGAGCCACGAGAGCCACTGCGAAGAACGTTTACTTCAACATCAGTAGAAATTGTGCCTTCTGGGTCAGTGTAAGTTACTGGAATAAGCAATCTAGTATCAGTAGAAGACATTGTTCCGTATGTGAAACGAGAGAAGTTCACAGCGCCTGTATTGTTTGCGGCACCAGTAAATGAGCTATTGTTTATATTATAGAATATGTTATATCCAGCAGTACCTACAACCGTGTTCCCACGGCGAACATTGATGCTGGCAACAGTAGTCATAATGTTTGTAGCATTAGGAGTAGGTGTCCAGGCGCCATCATTAACTGCTCTATTAAATGTCTGTCCAGCACTATAAGATGAGCTAACAGTCAATCCACTAGAAATGGTGTTGCTTACGTTTGCTCCGCCTACAGCAATAACCGAGCCGCCATACGGAGTAGTGTTAACAACTGGGTATAATTGCGCATATGTAGTAGCACCAACGGTTGCTCCAGACGCTGTATGTGTAAAGTTTACACCGGCAATAGAAGTATTGTTACTGCTAAAAATCATTGTAATGTTATTAGCATTAGCGCCAGAAATAGTAATAAGACCAGTAGTAGAAATACTAGCACTAGCAGTAACTGTGTTTATTGTGCCAGTTCTGGTATCTTTAAATGTGGCAGTAATGGTTTGAGTATTTGGACTAGTGTAAGCTCCGTTAGATAACTGAGGGAAACTAATATAACTCTTATCTACACTGGCTTCTACAGTTAGACCAATAACTGAGATTGGAACCATAACTGGATTACTGATAGTTCCATAAGGCAAAGTGAATGTAATATTACCACTTCTTGTTCCAGCGCCAGTAGCGACAACGTTGATTAGTGTGTTGCCACTATAAGTGCCAAAAGAAATCGCATTAGACGAAACAGTGACTGGCACTGTTCTAGTTATTGACGCACTAGTATTAGCATATGTAATAACAGAATTTACAGATGATGGAGTATATGTTCCATCCATCGTCTGATACATGATAATAGAAGAAGGATTAGCAACGTATGTAACAGCCGCAGATGTCAAATTAACAGGGACGTTACTACTAGTAGATGCCCCAGTTACAGAAGAAGAGAATGTAATATTACCTTGCTTTGTTCCAGAGCCAGTAGTTGCTACCGTGATATCAGCGGAGCCACTAATAGTGCCGTATGAAATATTATTTGCGATTACAGAAACTCGCTGAGTTTTAGAATATAAATTTGGACCAATATAGTTGACAGCAACATCAACATAAGATGGACTCCATGTCCCGTCAATACCTTGTTTAAAGTCAACAAAGTTTGTTGAGTGCGCTACTGTATATCCACTAGTTCCAGAAATGCCATCACTGCCGTTTTTGCCGATAGAGCCGATACTAGCTCCAGTAGTCCAATCTACAGTTGTAAGCGTTTGAGTGATTGGAGCAGAAATTGTTTTCTTTGCTTCCCACAAATTATAATTGGCAGTTAGTGGGTTAGCCTGAATAGTAGTAAACCACCCGTCAGTGCCAGTATATGATGTATTAGTTAGTGATGCCCATACGAATGATGATGAGCCAGTTGGCGCAGCTGGTGTGTTCAATGCCCATTTGTATAATGTTGCTGTAGCAACAAAAGAACCATTAGTGCCATCGCTACCAGCAGCCCCTGCGTTTAGTTTAGTTACGCCGATTGAACTTGAACCCAAATTGACAATATTGCCACTACTGTCTTTATACATGATATCAGTAAAGGCAATAGTAGTAGAGTTGGCAGTCAGTGCCTGAATAGTAACTGCTACACTATCTTCAGAATAGTTTGTTACGATTGGACTTACACTAATGCCACTACCTGGAACTACTGTATTACAATACCATGTATTGTTAGGTTGAGTGCCAACTTGATTCCATAAATCAATTATTGCTGTGCCAATGTATAAGAAAATCTTGGCAGTTTGACCAACAGTTACATTATTACCTTGTGAATCACTAGGACATACAATAGTTGATGGACTCCATTGAATAGAAGTGCCTAATGCGCTAGGCACACTAACTGTAGTTGTCCAGTTTAATACTGAACTCGCTGGACTTAGCGCAGACCATTTGCCAGTTGTTGTTTGAATACGGACTTTGAAATAATAACTGCCATCAGATAAACCACTAACATCTATGTTGATCTCTTGAGCATTTGAGTATGCTGCTCCTGTGCTCTTATCTGTTTTTAGTAGTTTGAAGTCATCATCATTAGTTCCTGTGCTACTATAATAGAACTCAACAGTTTTATAAGCGCCATTTGTAGGTAGAGAAAACTTCAAACTAAAATAAGGAACGTTATTTACACTTACTAAGTTATACCATTCTGGTGCTAATGGAGTATAAGCAACAGTAGGGTCTTTGATGCCAGTATTAGGGCTTGGCTTAAAATCCTGAATAGCAATGTCTTGATATACACTGTCATTGAACTCTGATAGTGTCAGCATTGCTCCTAAAGAACCCTGATCGTCCTTACGTTCTTGAACTTGAGTAACACGAAATACTTTATTTACCCATTGGAACTTGTCGCTGTTAAAGCGCACCAAATCGCCAGCGTTAACTAGAATACCACTGTAGTCTAATGAACACTGAACAATAAGGTCTTCTCGACTCTGTAATAGTTTACGTTTAGCTAGATATTGTGCTTGAACAGAGTTATTGACCATAGGCAATCTCATGCTCAACTTGTTATCTGGTTCATTAGGGTTACGTTGAATACCAGTTAGTGCTCCATACGCAAAGCCAGCTTGGTCATAAATGTTTGTATCTGGATATGTAACTTCAAAGTTGTTTAGTGATGCGTTCATGTCAACTGGGTTCAACTGAATAGAACCAATGACATTATCATCCGTAATATTGAACAAGTCTGTAACTGAGGTGCTAGACTGAGTTCCAGCATATTGTGTATAAGATTTATTGATAATAACAGACCACTTACCTACACTTTCATTCCATTGTAGCCAACTATCACAAGCATCCATTATATCTTGAATACTATCAAAGCAACTCTTTGAGTGGTCAATAACGCCGTTCAACATATAGCGATGTTGATAACCAGTTGTTCCATCTGTTTTTGTATATGATATTTGTTGTTGAGAGTAATCATCTAAGTTTTGTAGACTTTGCTGATTGATTTCAGAAGCTAAAATGCCACAGCCATAGTATGAGTTTGTTAGATAGTTGTATAATGCTTCGCCCGGCTTAGTAATTGTGTTCTGAACTTTTACTGTTAGAGTTTCTAGTCCAGTCAAACCCAAGTCCTGATTGTATTGAACTTTTACAATCATGAACGCAGTATTTGTCATTAGGTCTGTTGACTTCCAACGCTCTCCAGATTCAATATTACTATCTTGTAAAATAGAGATAGCACTGTTTCCAGTGTTAGTTTGACTATGTGAACCTTTTCTGTATAGATAGAAGTTTATCAATCCATTTACAGCAGTATCTGTAGTAGTAGTGCCATCAGTATCAGTTGTTGTCCAGCTAATTACTTTTGTCTTATCGGTAGCATCAAAGTTTAGTTTCTTGTCGCCCCAATAGATATCACCAAAAGAGATTTCACCACCACCATATACACTTGTATTGTTTTCAGGTGCCTCACACAATGAGCAAACATACCACATTGTTTTTTGATCAATACTTAGTTTAGCATCAGTAATAATGGGCTTCAACCATGTTGTGCCGTAAATTACAGGTAACTTATTGTTAGTTGCTGGAGGCAGTTGAACTCTACTACCCTGATCATTTGGATTTGACCCAGCAGCCTGATTGTTTTGCTTTAAGAATAGATTACTAATGACATACGTAGTAAGTAAACGGACACCAAACGTTACTGCTGCCGCAGCGATGCCACCAACTGCTAAACCTAATGCTTCTACTACTACCGCTGCGATTACCGATGATGGCATATTATTCCTCTAATTGTTTAAAATATGTAAAGTCTAATGGCTTGAATCCTCTTTTGGCAGGGTCAAACTCACTACTCTCTAGTCTGCTTACTGTATAAGCAGTTATTGATTTATTTATTAGCATCTCTTCCGCGCACTTCTCGTATTCTTTTAGAAGACGATAGCCTACAGATGAGTGCCTGTGTTCTGGTTCAACCCAAAAAGCCAACTCAGTTAAAATCTTAACGTCTGGATTCCAAGTATTGCCATGTCTAATTGCGATGAACATACCTACAGGTGTTTCATCTTTAAATGCTAACAGAACAAATCCCTGCCCAACAATAATAGCATCAACAACATTTCTAACGTGTTGTTCATTGTGAGTAGTTCTAAGTTCAAATATTGGACTATAAGAACTATATTTTTTCATCATATCAATAATAATATTGATATCTGTTCTGCGAGCCTTGACTATCATTTTGGCTTCTTACCAAAGTCGAATTTTTTACCTTCAAGTCCACTAACTCTGTCCATAGATGTGTCTGTAGAATAAACATTCTTCCAGCTTGTGGTATTTGTTTTTCTTCCAGACATTCTATTCTGTAAAACTTGCTTGTATGCGCTACACTGAATACTGATTGTGTAAGTATCGTTTAGAGCATCATAACCGGTTTCGCGGTTTTCTTGAATAGAATAACTAGTTACGATGCCAGTATATCTAAGCGCACTTGTTACGAGTTCATAATTGTCATTAAAGAATCCACGATAGATTTTTACTCTACTACCCTTGATAATAGGATAATATCCTACTGGAATATCAGATTGATTCTTTACTGGGACTGGACTGCTTGCTGGACCACCAGCAACTACATAAATCCAATATGGGTCAAGACCAGTTAGTGTAATACCAGTATCGTAACCACTACTAGTAATATCTCGCTGAGTCCCGGTAACATTTAGTAATGCTCCTAATTCTGTGTAAGTATCGCCATTGATTGTATGAGAATTGTAACTTGTTGACATGAAGAAATCTCTAGTAATATGATTTACATCATTAGAGAAAACAACTGTCATCTTTACAAACTCACAATCGATGATTTTACTTCTTGATAGATATTCTCTTACCGCACCTATTTGTGTGCTAGTAAGTTCAGAAACTGAGTTTATGATTGATGATACGATGTTTGATATTGGCATTATAATTCACTTGTTAATTTAGGCACCTGATACCCATTCATATAAATCGAATGTTCCACTCCATTCAACTATACCATTATTTATTAGAGTTCCATTACTGTCGTATTTGATAGCACCAGTAGATAACTTATAGGTTGGCATTTCAGCAACAAATAAGTTAAAGTTTACATTGTTTCCTACCAACAGAGTAAGCCCAGCTACTGAGTTTGTTAATATGTTAGGACGATGCGTAGTAATAGTTACTGTTGTATCTGTGCCTCTTACTACATCATTGACAACTGTAAATGGATAAGGCATACCTGATACTTGAATAATATCTCCGCTTCTGAACAAATATAGTGCTGGATCTAAGTCTGGTAAATTACTTAGTATCATCTGATTACCAACAAACGAATTTATCGAAATGCCAAATGGCGTTACAGCATAGTCGCCTTGATATCGGAATAGCCATGCTAAGTTAGGATTATCATTGAACGACACTACGGTTGGGCTATATCTGTCATGGTAGTCTAGATTTTCTATGATTGATCTCATCTCATTCCAAGGCTGATTAGGCACAGTAATTCTGAACTTCCAAGGGTTTTTAGTAACCGTCATATCAGTTCTAGGTAACTGACTTCTTGTATATTGAACACCAACCATTTTTCTACGGTTGACTTCAATGTTTGAACTCATATTGATTATTTTTTGTAATGACATAATTATCTTGTTCTTGTTGGAGTAGGCATTTCTTTATCAGCCTGATTGACTGCTCCTAGCAGTTGTCTACGATTATCAATGAATAGTTTGGCAACCCCAGCCGCATCTACAGCAGAGATGTTGTTTGTTACATATGTATTGCTAATAATTTGTTGCGTAGGTTGCGATCTGCCACCTAGTTGATTATTTGGAATAATAGTGCCAGCACTACGTGGCACGAATAGTTCTGGCCCATTCTCGCCTACGATAGATGCTTTGCCTACTGGAGGTTGACCACCGTCAGCAAATCCTAGACCACTAAAAATAGTTGATATGGCACTACCGCTACTCTGTCCACTGCTACCAGTTTTTATTGCTCTCCACAAGTCCATTGCTGCGGCTCGCATTTCAATCTTTAACAAGTCCCTGATAATACTATCAGCTAATGATGAAAAGTCTAGTTTTCCCTTATCAACCATGTTATCAAACGCATTACCGATGTTGTTCCATGTTTTTGTAACAGCATCACTAGCAACACTGAATGGGGTGATTGAGTTTGTAATATTATCAAATGCTGACTTCGCACCTTCGGCGGCAGAGGCATTACGAGCTTTGATGGCATCTTGTTCTCTAGATAGATACTCGATTTTCTTCTTGGCTTTTTCGGCTTCTAAGTTCATAGATACTAAGATACCATCTACTTCTACTTTATTCTTCTCACCAATGATGGCGGCAATCTTAGTTTGAATTTCTTCAACTTCATTTAACTTAGTTATTGATTGAGAAATACCTTCTTTTGATGAAGTGTCTAGCATAGCCATCTCTGCTCTTGCTTCAATTAGATTTCTTAATAATCCACCGACTTCATTGTAACCAGAATCGCCACCATTAATCTTAGCTAAACTTTGTAATCTAGCAGCACTAGTAGCAACTTCATCAGTAAATTGTTTCTGAATATCTACGGCCTTCATAGCATAACCCATATTTTGAGTTTGAGCTTTAGATAGCAAATCTAATTTTGCGCCTTCAAATACCGCGCCGCCAAGAGTTTTCCATGCTTCAGTGTGAGAACGCATTAGTAATGATTCCATTTCTAATATTCTGGTACGTTCTAGTTCAGCAGTTAACAATTTTCTTGTTTCTTCGTGATTTGCTTTTAGAATTTCTTGTTGCTTTTCATATTGCTTTGCCTGCTCAGCACTAGCAATAGTTCCTTTTGCTTTTTCCTGCTGAATCTTATTGTCCAGTTCAGCCATTCGCATTAGGTAATCTACTTCTAGTTTTGTTCGCTGTAATTTTTCGTCAGCATAGGACTTATCAGCGCCCATAGTTTCGATCTGAATTCGTTTCAAATCCTCTGCCATTTTTAGTTGGAAGCCAAGAGCATTAGTTTGCTGTCTCATTGCTAAGAACTGAACTGATAAGTTTCTACCAGCTACTGACGCTTCTAAGTCACCAACTGATTGAACCATTCTCTTCTTATCTTCTAAGAAGTCAAGTTCCATCTGATTGCCAGCAATGTTGCCGTCAGTTCTGCCCTTGACTTCAGCAATCTGCTTCTCGATATCTAAGATATTCTTTTGAGTTTGTAGTTTTGATCTAGCAACTTCATCGCCCTTAGAGGCAGCAACAGCAATAGATGCTTCTACACCAAGTTGACGAGTTTGAATGGCAGTAGTAGTTTCTAGAATAGCGTTCTTATAAGCAAATAAAGATTGAATGGCAGCATTACGTTGATCTATTGCTGCTTTTTCTTTATCAGTTAAACTTTCTGTGCTTTTTTCTAGGTTTTTGATGGCCGCTTCTACTTTTTTAAGCTCATCTCTAGACGAACTACTAAAGTCAATTACATCAGAACGTCTAAATGCCTTCTCTTGAGCAACTTGATGCTCTAACAATGCTTTTCTAGATTGAAGTAATGACAACTCATACGCATTAAACGCCATTGCGCCTGCTTCAATGAACTTACCTTGTTGCTGAAGCTCAGACACATTTTTTACTGTTTCGGCAGTAACATATCCAGTTGCTTTGCCCACGGAGTTTAAGAAGCCAACAGCATCCTGATTTGCTTTAATTCTATTCTCAGCAATAGCCTTTTCTTGCTCTTCAGTATCAGCTAATAACTTAATAGCTTTAGCTTGTTCACGAAGCATACTAGTAGCAAGAACACCTCCGCTAACCATTTGGTCAAAAACGGTTCTACCCTTATCAGACATGCCCATCCACTTAGTTAGACCATCTGTTAGATTATCGTATTCAGCTTTTGTTTTTATGGCAGACTGACCAGTTAGAATCAATGATGTATTAAGATCATCAAATGCTCTGATGCCATCATAGACTTTATATGCCAAGTATCCAATACCAGCAACTAGACCAATAATTGCGCCTGTAGAACTAAAGATTACACTAATCAGTGTTCCAAATACGCTGGCAAGAGCGCTGATAGCAGGTGACAAATACTGAATAGTAGCAGTAATGCTAGTGAAGTTTTTAAGAACACTGTTTATTTCGTTAATACCATTACTCAATGAGCCAAACATACCCTGTAATTGTTGACCCTGTTGGAACGCGGCAATTAGTGGGTTTTGGCCACCAATAACTTGTGTAATAAAGTCGTTAACTTGTTGAGTAGCAGCACTAGCAGCACGAGCAACTTTACCTTGCGACTCAGCAGCTTCATCGTTTGCTTGTTTGAAGTCTTTTAGTGATTTTGATGCTTTTAAGGCACTAGCCTGAATATTATCTACGCCTCGCTCAAAACCACTACTATCAAGATTAGCGCTTACGTCAATATCTGCCATTATACACCTCTATTCTTTAAGTTACGCTCAATAGCTTTAGCAAAAAATGCCTTTACTCTAGGAATATAGGTATTCGCTGGCAACTTATCACTTTTACCATGTAACATAATATCCTCAGCATAAGGATAGTGAGATACAATCTTATCTCCAACTAAATCTGTGTTAGCACGAGCATAACCAGTTTTGATTGGTGTGATGCTACGAGCAAAATCTAAGGTATCCTGCTTTGCCTGACGCATAGCAAGTTGAGATTTTAGTATTTTTCTGGATAATCCACTTGTATCTACTGTTACAGTCATATTATTTTCTTTTTGTTCTATTAAGTAGGTCAGATAGTTGTTCTTGAGACAATGATTTTGCCTTATACTCCATCTTTCCCTTATCATCCAACGAGTGATATCTTGACCAAGAAGACATAACATCATAACACATCAAGTCTAAGAGATTGGCAGACTTTGCCACCTGACTAGGTAGCATTCCATACTTTTCTCCTAAACTTGCGTATAATAACATTAGTTGGATGTCCCCGCTTGGCTTGTCTGGGTCAACTTCTTGGTCTTTAGCTTTAAAAGATATTGCGTCACTAGAACTAAAATGTGCTCATAAATCTCGTGGTCAATCACATCATCTTCTTCTTTAAGCAATTTCTCGCCATTCTCATCTCGTAACAACTCTCTAGCAATACTATCAATCTTTTCTGGGTCATTTTTCATGCCAGCATCCAAAAATTGCGTGTAAAGTGCTAGAGATGGGTATTTTGTCATGTAGAAATGCGTAACTCCACACGACTCGATAACATCTTTATCGGTGAGTTCGATTTTTACTACTTCTTTTTTTGATTTAACTAAGCTCATTTATTCATCCTTTGATTTAAATTGTTGTTCTCTCAGTGAATTCAGCAAGGCTAATCTGAAAGAACTTTTTGCTTTTAGTTGACGTAGAGTATTTTCCATATCAACAAGCATTGCCTTGGCTTTTGCTTCATCGGCTATAAGACTTTGAATGATTTCACTCTCATCTTCTAACCAGTGTTTACTATCTTTATTCATAATATTTATTCACTTACTAAAAAAGGGGCTTAGCCTAAGACTAGCCCCTACTTCCCATCCCTATTGAGATTAGATTGCGCCTACGCCGTCAGTGTAACCACCGTCAACAGCGATTTCAACTGGTGAAACCCATACTGGTGCGTCAACACCAACTGTTGGAGCTAGGTTAGTAATGAAACCTTGCCCTTGACGATACTTAGAAGTAGCAGTAGCACCAGTATTGTCATTCCAGTATACACGGAAGCCAATCTTTGTGCCATCGTTACTTAGCTTGCTTAGACCGCTGTGAGCAGCACTAGCAGCAGTTTTGGTTGAATCACCGAAGAATACAGCGTCATCAACAACAATGTTAGTTGACAAACTGTTATCAGCAGGTGTAGTTAGTTTGCGAGTTGAAGTATCGCAGAAACTTGTGTAAGAGTAAACACCAGTAGAGTTAGTAATGGTGATGTCTTGTAAACAAGTAACAGCTAGGATACCAGCATCATCTGAGAAATCAGCAACGCCGTTTGTGAATGTTGTAGTAATCCACAATGATGGTTGTGTGCCTGCTGTGTTAGTAGTAATTTTTGCCATGAGTGTTCTCCTTGTTAGTGGCTATTATTGAATTTCTAGTCTAGTTAGTTCGAAATCGTATGTGCGGTATTCCGCTCTGTTCAAATATGCTTGTTTCATTTGATAGTCTCGCTCATGATATCCATCCAAGAACTCATCGTCTAAGACAATACCAGTGATAGCATCAACTGCCAGATCACGCTTGTTGTCACCTTGGAATGTAACCAAGATGATTCTCATAGCATCGACCGTGTAATACAAGTTGTTACCGTTTTGAGCAGCAATCTTATGAAGAGTTCTTGCTCCAACAGCTGGGTCATTAACATAAATTCCATGACGGACATTCTTCATGTCAGTTGGGAAATCGTCAAAGACTTCAAAGCCAGTTTTCTTGGCTTTTAGCCAAGCAGTGACTTCAGCACTTGTAACTAATGGTCCAGCCATCAGAAGTATCTCCTGTCGCCCATAAAGTAGTCAACATCAGCATTGCGATTTTCTTCTAACTTGTCGATCACTCCGTCTTTACGAAGATCATAAAAGTTAGATAGTTGCGCTGCCTTGTCCCATTCTTCTAGGAATCTCTCCTTAGCATGTTTGTAATTTCTCTCATCAACTTCGTTGATATTGGAAATATCTGTTACCAATGCTTGGTAGAAAATCTCTAGGGCTTTGAATGTTTCAAGACGCTTGAGAATTTGACTATCTTTCATCAACTTACCAGTGTCAAAAGCAGTGACAAGTCGACCTGTGCTGTCAGTTTTGTGATACCACGCACCAAGAGTATTTTGAACATACTTTGGCCACCAGCCAAACTCTAAGTTATAGAGAATTTCTTGCGACGCAATTTGGAAATAAGTGTCCCAGTTTACATCGAGTGAGTCAGCACGGCGCTCAGCGGCAGGATCATAAAAGATAATGTCGTCTACGCTTGCTGTTGATACTCTTGTGAATGCTACACTCATAGGGTTCCTTGTTTAGAATATACGATTTAACTTTATTGAGTTGTGTTGGTTGACTCTCGTTGTGGATAAATCCAATAACGAGTGCCGTCTTCTCTGGTTGCCATTTTTCTGCCAGTGACTGTAGCTGATAGTTTAGCGGCGCTCTTCTTGCCATTTTTGGCGGCTTGAGGATTGCTTTTACCTTTCCAATGACTAGGCTTTCCAGTCATTGATTTAGATTGCTTTTCTTTTTGCTCAGTTGATATAACAGCACCATATCTAGGGTTATTTACACCACGATTTTGTTCTGCTTTTTTGGCTTTGGCTTCGTCGCTCCACTTTGCTCCCTTAGCATTACTTGGCTTTCCAGCTAAGTGTTTGTTTCTAGGAAGACCATCATTGTTGTGAGCATTAAATGAACGTGAGTCATTCTTAGCATCAAATAGTTGTAAGATTTCTGTTTCCAGAGCATACATCTCATCTGCTGTGCCTACATCAACGACTTCTCTTAACCAATCTTGTTGATTAGCTAAGATAAGCGGTTTGACTAAACGACTACTACAAATATAACCATCGTTTGGGTGGCTATTCTTGGCAGTTCTTGAACCTACATACCATTTCATAGTTGGTAAGTGTGTCCATTTATAAACGTAACAAGTATTCATAGTAGTCATTATATCAGATTAGACGATTGGTGTCAATCCTTACGCAACCAACTCAATATTAATAGCACCGCCACGACGACCGTCACCAACGCCAGCACCGAAGTAAGCAACGCCAGTTAGCCATTGTTGTAGACCACCAGGCTTCTCACCCATCTTGATCTCTAGACCATTCTTTAGAACAGTGTAGATAGCGGTACTGTCGAAGTAAGCACCAACAAGAACGTTCTCAGCACTACCGCCAGCAACAGCACGAGAAGCTGTTGGTAGGAATGTTGTGAACATTACTGTTACGCCATAGATGTTTTGAATAGCGCCAGTAGATAGCAACTCGTTACCCATGTCAGATAGGTTGTTGCTAACAGCACCACCAGTTAGTTCGCCTAGTAGACGAGCATATGAGAAGTCACCATCTAGAACAACAACTGGAGCGCCTGGTAGACGAGCACGTTTCCAGTTTTGCTTAACGTTACGGATTAGTTCCATAACTGTTGCTGATGTGAAGCCAGCAGTAGCTGTGCCGCCAGTAGCGCCACTAGCACGTAGTTCCATAGCGCCTAGAGCACTAGCACGTGTGAAGCCGTCAACTGAAGCCGAATAGTTTGTATTGCCTGGAGTTGCTTTGAAAGAAGCGAAAGCGGCAGCAACACGCTGGTCAACCTTCTCAGCATAACTTTCACCTAGTTCACTACCTAGAGTAGCAGCTAGTTGGAATGATGTAGTCCAGCCGTAGAAAATGTCAAACGCTGTAGCAGCAACAGTTGGTGTAGCTGTGATAGAGTTTTGACCAATTGATGGTTGTTGTTCACTAGCATCGCCAGCAACGTTACCACCACTACCAGCAGGGTTGTAGTCTTGATATGTGATTGGACCAAATGTTGGGATTTCAAATGTGTTACCTTGTTGTGGAGTAACAACTGAAGTCATATTGACCAAACCTTGTGATTCGTGAACTGCACGAAGAGCGAAACCAGCAATAGCTTTCTCAAAGCCATTTGATTCGCCAGAAGAACCGCCTAAAATATAAGCCAAATTAATTCACCAGTGTTTATTAGACAAACTGATGCCATGTTAAAAAATGTGTATGCTCAACCCCATGTCAAACATACAATATGTGTCTATGTAGCACCGCGCCATTCGACACACTGGGTTGACTTTACGTGGTCATCGAAGTAGTTGGCTATGCGGTGCCACCGAATGATTAGCCCTGATATGCTGTGTAAGATTACCAGGGTTTTTAATCTTTTTTTCACAGAATTGACACTGTAACAGTGGTAAATTCTTCTGTGCTATACTGTTATTTATCTTATGTTGTTCAGAACGAGTGATTCCAGTAAGTTTTTTACTTCTACTAAGTCTGGCACTTAATGACTGCTGTGGCGGATTATTCTCACTTCGCATATCAGGTCTCGCTCTACCTGTTTTAGCGATGCTTACCTTCTTAGCAATCTCTGGACGTTTCATACAATTTGCTAAGCCGAACTGATTAGTTCTAAAATCGCTTATTGTGTTGGTCCATCTACCACCAGGTCTTTTGTTGACGAGTTGATGCTTGAAAATATCAACTAATAACTCTTCATGAGTATAGGAATCATCCTCATTATACCAATATGCTAGAATTACGGAGTAATAATCATGCTCGTTAACAACCCGCCACCAATCTTTACCTCTTGAGGCTTTGCTTAAATGACGATCACCACTACCTTTACCAATGTAAAAGATTTGGTTACTATCTACTGTATAATGAGCGTATGTGTAAAACATTCATCATAGGAGACTACGAATAATCCCCTACAATAAGTGCTTTAGAACTTCTTAGAGATGTTTGTTGAGTTATACACAGTTGCTGTGACTGACTTCAAACCAGTTCCCTTACCTAATCCACGCTTACTAGCCCATGCCGCAAATGCCGCAGGATCAGTTGTGTAATCTGGAACGAACTCACTATCACTAGGGAAATCACCACCAGTAACGCCAGGACGTAAGCCACTACCACCCATTTGTGGTTGTTGACGTAGTAACTTAGGATTAGTCTTAGCAATCTCCTCAATAAGGTCTGCTACCGCCATAGGACGACCATCCGATGTATAGCGTTGTTGATTCTTGCTATTAACTACAATCCACTCACCATCAACCTCAGTTAGTTGAGCTTTGATCTTGTTCATAGTGTAATCTAGCATATCGGTATCAAAACGATCACCCATAGCATTGCGAATGCCACCTTCTAACTCACGCTCACGTAGACGCTGTTCTTTTAGTTCCATCTCCTGCTTCATAGCCAAGATTTGTTCTTGAAGATCATTGCCACTAACACGCTTGCGTCCACCGTCGTCTGGTGTTTGCTCCACGGTCTTAGTTTGAGTTCCAGTTTTTTGTTGTAGTTCAGCCATTTGAGACTGTAACTGTGATAGTTGCGCTAGGGCTCCCATCATTTCTTCTACACTACCGAATGACATACCGCTAGCGTTTTCTGCCGCTTTTAGAATGCCTGTAGTTGTAGATTTCCTGATCTGACCAGGGTTCACTTGTTTAGTTTCAGTAGCGCCTGTATCGCCACTATCAACTACTTCTGTATTTTCAGAATTTTCCATTTTATTTTCCTTTGCTGTAACGGTGCTACCGAATAAGTTATCGTCAGCAGAATACCAACGATAACTTATTTATCTTTTTATTGCTTATGATAATTTTTCAGTGTTATAGATAATCCAATCCACGTTCTAAGTCACGAGCAACAATCTCGTCTTTAAGTTCAATAAGATAGCGAGTTTCGCTATAAGTCAAGCCATCGCTTTCTTCTAATAATAGGCATAGTGCTTCTACAGCCGCCTCAATTGGTGTTAGTTGTTTCATATTAGTCCTTATCTGTGAATGTTCCACATTAAAAATGTTACCTCGGCATCATGTTCAGTAGGCATGCCCTCAGTATGTAAGTAAAAGTAATCATAAACTGGTTGTATGTTACTAATAATAGAGTTTATAACATCATCACTGCTATTTTGTAAAACATACAGTAGTTCTTTATCTTCTAGTGTCATATTATACTCCCGAAATCTTAACGATACTACCAAGTGTGTCAGTGATATACTTATTTTTAGCAGTAGTTGCTCTAGACAGTAATTTTGAGTATTCACTAATAGATAGTTGAGCATTTTTAGGCAAAATACTGTAGTAGATACGCTGACTCTCACTGATCATAGCGTTGTAACTAGTTTCATCAATGTGAAAGTAGTATTTTACGTCACCGCCGCCACATAAAATGCTGATTAAGTCATTTCCAGGTGTTATAAACTGCTCAAACTCGCTATGACGCATTACAACAAACTCAATAGACCGTCTATCACAGTCAATATCAATGTTTTTAGCACACCATTTTTGTAGTGTAGAGCGAGTCATGCGCCAAGGCGATACTTTACGGTATGTTCGACGCTTTAACAGTGTTGTATAAGCGTTGATGTTGCTTGTAGCAACGATTACTTTTGTTTCTTTCATGTTTTATGTCTTTCTGTAGTTGATAGAACTCATTGTTCTATTATTATTTATCTAAATTGGTTCAGTGTAGAAAAAAAGTTGCCAAAAATCCGCCGAAAAAATTTGACTAGTGTAATATTGTAAAAAGATTGTAAAAAGATTGTAAAAAGGCTGTAGAAATGCCATAAACTATTTGGGAGACTATATGGCGGCAGTAGTCTGAAAAAAACAGACTACTACTTTAGTGTTACTCTTCAGCGTAACACAAGTCTAACAGCATCTGACCTTCAGAAGTAATACTTTCTTCGTCTTCGATCTCGTATTCTGTATCACTTCCGTAGTATAACTCTACTTCGTCTTCATGATCGTTCTCCCAATCTTCGTAATCTAGGGGAATGAATACTTTAGTATTCTCAAGATACTCTAACAGATAGTCAGCACTATGGACCCATTTACGATTTAGTTTTAGTTCTGCTACTGCTTGTAGTAGTAAAGTTTCAGGCACATGAAGCGTAACTTGACGCTTTTGTGTTACATATCGCTTCTCATCGTAAGTGATTTGTATTACATTTTTAGCGTCACGCAGTCGTGCTAAAGTCAGTTGCTCTTCTATTTGCTTAGTCATAAAGTATTACCTCTGTAAGTTGATGCTGAGAGTGATTTCTCAGTATTGATAGTATAGCACAACAACCGGTTTATGTCAAGCGGTTGTTGATTGATTGTAACTATCAGTCCCCGTGACTGATAGTTACTACTTTAGTATTACTCAGCGATCTCAGCGATCTCGAACACTTTTACAATCGCTTGAGCATAAGCGGGTGTATTCCAAAAGTATTCATATACTTCAATAACGTCTTCTTTAGTATTACAATCTGCGAATAGGCTATTATTATTAGTATCAATTACTTCATTTCGTGCTGTAAGTTTGTTACTAAAGTATTCAAGTCCTACTGATGTTACAATGTATTTCATTTGAGTTACCTCGTTTAGTAGTTGATGAGTGTATAGTATAGCACAAGTGAGGGTTTTTGTCAAGCGGTTTTAGATAACTTAGGCCATGGCCATGGCCATGGCCATAGGCCTCCTGTCTTAGTCAGCGTAGCTTGGTCGGTGGGTCCAGCCAGTTACTGGCTTATGATTCTTCCAACGAGCCATACCAGTATATTCTCGTGTTACGACCTGATGACCAGTAGGTGGGATAAACCGACCTTCGTTACCAGCGAATGGGATCGTAAACCCGTAGTCACCGTAGTCACCACGACTACCGATCTCCACGTTAGCGAAGTTGGCTTTGGCGTATTCATGGTTAGAGATATACTGACCATCTGGGAGAACCTCCTGCCACCAGAATGATTTATCTGTTACCTTAGTAACACGGACGTGCTGTGACAGTCTGTAACCCAAGACGAGGTGGTCACCTACCTTCACACCATGGATATTACCAGAAGTAGTCTTCTTAGTCTCACGCACAGTCTTCTGATCGTCCATGATTTTGGTTGCGATCTTAACTGCTTCCTTAGCGATAAACCGCTCACCAGCACGTTTGGCGTCATGGACTGCCGTATTATTAGCACGAGTAGCGTAGGAGTTTAGATAACGAAGATGGTTCTGGTCCAACCAAGAATCACCAGGTGTCCATTTAGCCAACTTCTCTTCCGACTCCTTCTTATTTTTGGCCAGATAACCTGGGTATACCTTATCGTAAGTCTCCTTAGCTACCTTATTACTGTCAGCCAGAACCTTATTAAGTTTACCCAGGTCCATATAAAAGGATAGGAGTAGGTCACCGCCTCCCTTAAGATGGGAGATAACTTCCTGTCCTGGTGTGAGTAGGATTTCCAACTCTTCGTCAGTTACCTTAGTAAACTCCAATGATTTGGCACGACCATTTATCTTCTGGGTCTTCTTTATTCCGAAGGCCAGGGCCACGTCACGAAGCGTGTTGGCCAGACCGCCAGATGATGGGAGTTTACCAACGTCACGATTTAAGATGGTTGTAACGCTGTCTAAGTTACGAGTTGCCACGATTACTGTCATATATTTTCCTTTGGTTGAGTATGGTCTTCCAGACAACCTGTCTTTATTCACCATACGAGTATTATAACACCGCCTGACCTTTCAGTCAAGCGGTTTTGGATAACTTAGGCGGCCAACTCCTCCATATTACTCTCCTATTACGACCATTGTGTGATGATTTCACGCCAGTCCTCTGTCCATAAGGTTGTGTCTGCGTCTTCCAGGTCTGGCTGCTGGTTCGCCGCGTCCTTGTGGTTGGGGCTAAATGTCTCTTCGTGCTCCATATCTTGGTCGTCGGTCCATTGGATGAGGAGTTGATTGTTGGTGATTTCGTAGTAGTCCAGTTCGTCTAAATGGTATGGTTCATTATCGTCTTGGTCCTTTGGCCATCTGGGATGGTTGTAGAGGTCTTTGATGTTCCAGATGGACTGGATGGTGTAGTTGGCCAGAATGTAGTTGGTATCTTGGTTCATGATTATTCCTTTATGTGTTGATGATTGGTTGAGGTTCGTCGTGGATAAGTAGGTATCGGGTCTCGGTGAGTGTCCAGCCTCGTTGCTCCAAGATTTCGTAGGCGTCTGGTCCGTCTCCTTCGTGTGCTGTCTCTAAGATGTTGGATAAGCGTTGGCCGAAGTCCCAGTGGTCGTAGCCGTGAGTGGCGTCTCCCATTATTGCTTCACCATTTGGGAGTATGGTGAGTTCTCCTTTGGCTTCGTAGGTGTAGTAGCCTATTCTGCCATTACGGTGTTGGTATTTGGTCTGGTAGTTATACCAACCCCAGTAGGTGCCAGTGGTGGCCAGTGTGGCTATATCTGTTGTGTGGGTCATTTAGATGTTCTCCTTAGTGATTCCGTATATTTCCAAGTTGTCTAAGTCGTCCATTTGTTGGAGTGCTTCGTCTATCTCGTCTTCTGTGCCGCCCATTGCTTCGGCCAAGTCGTAAATGGTAGTTGTTGGCGGTGATAGGTCTGTTGTGACCCACAGATGGTATCCCTCTATATTTTCTTGGAGTTCTTGCCATGCTTGTGGGTCGCTGAGGTAGTGGTCCAGTATTTCCCAGCGTTCGTGCTGTGTGCCTGGTGGTATCCAGTTGGAGTGCCACAGGGCGGTGATGATGGCGAGGCCATGGATGGCTTCTTTGTTGATGTTCATTGTGGTTCCTTTATGTTGTTGATGGCTCTATTGTATATGGAGTTGTAGTTGAGGTCAAGAGTTTTTGGATTACCTCCGCTGTTTCTTCTGTCGTCTGTTGTATTGGTGGGGTCGGCCATAGTAGCGACGAACGAACTCGTCGTCTAACTTCTTTTGGATTGGATGATCTGCGAAGGCGTTATTTGCGCAAGCCCATTCCAAGTAAGGTTGGGGTAAGCCAACGACTGCGTAGTATTTGTATTTGCCGAATGGCATGATTCCATCTGCTACTAAGTCGTAGTTTTTTGTTGTTTGAGTTTTGTGTCGTTGCTGACGCTTATCTGCTGAGCGATAACGGCCAGCGTTTTCCCAGTTTAGTTTTGCCATTTTTGTCTTTCTGTTTAGATAAGAGTAGTATAGCACGGCCGACACTTGTAGTCAATACAAATATTTCTATCGCAAAATGGATCACGATAGCAAAAATCAATCGCAAAACGCTTGACTTTTAGTGCGACCTATGCTACAATAGCGATAACGATTCGAAGAGCGCTCTCGGGATGGACGGTAGCCCTGCGCAACACTTTTTCACTTTGTAAGTAAGTGCTAACTTCGCCGCCTAAGTGTGTAAGTGCTAACTAACATTTATCATTTTGATAAGATAGTTCCGTAATAAAGAAACGGTTCATCATTACAAAAATGTATAAGCAAAATGAATACTTTTTCATTACTTTGACCGAGATAAAACTTTTTGACTATTGCTCGTCCGCATAAGTATTGCTGATGACGATGCTGTAATACTTTCGTATTCAGTTTCACAGCAAAAGTAATACTTTCGTATTACCCTTCGTCTAAAGGCTAAAAAAAGTAATACTTTAGTATTACCCTTCGTCTAAAGGTTGAAAATTGAAACCGTAAAATGAATACTTTAGTATTACCCTTCGTCTAAAGGTTGAAAAAAGTAATACTTTCTTCTACTCCTTCGTCTAAAGGAAAAATTCCAAAAGAAAAAAGGCTCCAATAATAGGAGCCTTTAGTATATGGCACGGTGCGGCACGGTTCTCTGACCGTTATCTACCGTTGACCATACCTGCTAAGATTTGAGTAGCAATAGCATCACTGGTATTCATACTCACACCAGTATTACGGATCATAGTAGAGGCTTCCGTGCCCTCAGCTTCACCCATCATATCAGACTTTGGATCTTCATCTTCTCCCCCATAATCACCTGCTGGTAGAGTGTCATAGATATCACGAGAGTATGCTTCACGCTGTTCTTCACGCTCTAACATCCTCATAGTAGGATCAGCCAGCGTTACGGCAGCGTCCATATACTCCTGCTGTTCCTGTGGTGTTGCCAACATGGCCACCAACTCTTTGAAGATCAAGCCATTTATTAGTGGATTCTCTGGTAGGAGTGCCTTAGCCTTCTCAATTAGTGCCATACGGTAGGTGGTATCGTAAGCCTCAAAGTCCATAGAGTATTTTACTTCACCTGCCCAGCGAATGCCCATGAAACGAGCCGCGAATGTCCAGATTTGCTCCTCTGTTACTTCCATTAGTCTAGCCTTAGCTTTAGCAATGCGGTGTAACTGACGACGTTCCTCTACGATGGAGACACCACTCTGAATCTGCTTAGAGCCTTTGATCATGCCACCGAAGCCACTCATCTCTAAGAAGTTTCTGAGGATACTGTCCTGCTTCTCAATAATGGCAACCACGTCCTGTTGAGAGATTGAGATTGCTTCTACTTGTCCTTGCTGGGCTCTAACAATGCTGCCTGACAGTGCGCCAATCTTGATACCTTGGTCTGCTCTGAGGATAGTGCGGGCAAACTGAATAGATGAGTATGCTTCACACTCTAACTTATAGATTTCACGCTGAGCGTCTGCCGCTAGGTCAATATCCGAGATACCTAGTTCAAAGCATCGTGGATCACGCTTGGTATATGCGATAAAGCCAGGGATACTCATGCCCATAGGGAATTGACCAGTGGCATATGGTTGAACATCCGTGCTTGGATCATCTGCCTTGTCAATTTCATACGCTTCCCAGTATGATGCCTGCTGACTATTGCCCAAATAGTAGATTTTGAAATAGATTTCGTCAATAGTTTCTTTTTCGACGACTTTTACATACTCTGGAAGTTGAACTCCGCGCACTGTCCTGAAGTCCCAATCCCAAACATTTAGTGGACTAACTGGAATCACATAAGGTCGGGGTTGTTTTTTGCTATTAGAGTTGTTTAGCTCTGCTTCTGGCATATCAACAAATACCCAGCAGTGACCGTAGATAGAGGTTAGATCGCCAATATTCTCCATAACGCCTAGTAAGGATGTATTAGTAAGGTCAGCGTCTAGTTGGAATAGTTCTGCCCAGTCTCCACGCTCATACGGTAGTTGGGTTCCTACTTCACTCATAAACTGGATAGTTCTATCAATACCTGGTTCAAACACTACATCGTTGATAGTATCAATTACATATCTGGCAATTGGTTGGACTGCTGTGTTTTGGATCATATCAGTGTATAGTAAGGAGTCCTCTGATGGGCGTTTCTTTCTTACTGATTGCTTAAACACTCCATTTGCTAGATATGCTTGTTGATAAGCCATCATTGTCTCATACGTGTTAGTATAGATTGGATTCTTGTGGAGCAGATGTTTGATCTTCATGGGTCGTTTTACCTTTTATGTTTATTATTCTTATTTATTGCCAAGACTGATGATTATCATCTTCTTCTTGTTCTATAAGTTCTTCTATGGTGGGTGTGCCATAACCTAGGATACCTAGTTTTCTGTATTGGAAGCCTGGTGGTAGATATCTGGTGTTATCGTTAGTAATATACTCTGGAGAGATTTGCTGGCGGTGTCTGAGTGGGAATAGGTGGTGAATACCATATCTGAGGGCGTCACCTAAGGCATCTATATGAGCAAATTGCTGTTCTTTATACTTTACTAAGTTCTTACGGGAGGCGTCTTCATAGTGAAAGTTATCTAGGGCCTCTAGTAGTGTGGTTTGAGAGGTTCCTACTAGCAATCTGCCTTGAGCGATAAAAGCATTAGATGAGTTGTCTGTATCACGGATTGGTGGGTTAGCACGGTTTTGGGTGATTACGTTGAAACCAAATTGCTCTAGGATAGTTCTGTCTGTGACGCCGAAAGTGGATGTGGTGGAGCGGTTGTTGTGGGCTCCTGTGGCATCAATAATGGCAGAGATGTTACGGACAGGGAAGTCTTTGCGGATTTGGATTGCCATCTCCTGAGTTGAGCAGTTAGGGATAGCATAGGTCTTTAGGATTTCAATAGTGCCGTCGTCTTGGTATGGGTTTTTGACTTGGGCGACAATAGCACACATACGCTTAGAGTTAAAGTCGTGGAATGAGTATAAGTCGCCGCCTAGGTCTTTTGGTTCCTCTTTGGCCATTGCTTGGTTCCATGAGAGGAAGAACTTGTCTTCTACTGATTCCCATACACATAGATAGTCTTTGGCAAACTTTAGTGGTGATAGAATACGCTTTTGGTTCTCAATGTAATCCTTGTTGCCTGAACGCATTTGATCGTAAGTCATGTGTCTGACGATCCACTTGTGTGGCATTGTTTTGGCATTGTTGTAGAGTGTGTAAAGTGCGTTGGCGCCGTTTGGTGTGGAGATTACAATCATACGACCCTCTGAATCTGGGTCACCTACACGTGGACGAAGGCGGTTAGTGATTTCTAGGAGGGATTCTTCTGAATATAGGGCTGCTTCGTCGGCGATCCAAATGCCTGCGTTGATACCGCGTAGGTTTTCTTTGGCTTCTGCTGATTTACAACGAATGAATACTCCATTAGGGAACTTGATCATAAGTTCTGTGTTGTTGATATGCTCCTCTTTGAGGCTAAAGTGAGTCTTACATGACTCCTTTAGTGGCTCCCAAATAAGAGTTTTAATCATTTCACGGGTAGGAGCTGAGTAGATAATGTCTTTGCCCTTATGATACTTAGGGTCTGACGCAAAGATAGGCAGTGCTAAGGCGGCTAGGAATGTTTTTCCTGAACCTACTGGCACAATATCCATACAGTGCTTATCTGTTTCCAACCAGTCTTTTAGGATGGTTGTTTGCTCTCCATACAGTTTGATGTTATTCATCAGTTTCGTCTTGGTCTTTGTCTGGATCTACTTGGTATTCGCCTTCTTCGGCTTTCCACTCTGGTAGTTCTTTAGAAGTAAACACGAATTGACCTACTAGAGATTCACCATTAGAGGTAACATCCAGTTCTTTTACATCGTGCCAAACATACTTAGCTACCATGCCATGATAACGGTTTTTGATGCCTAGTGCTTCTACTACACCGCGCTTTTCGCCCATTGCTTGGAAAGCATCGATCATGTCTTGGGATGCTTTAAAGTCAATGATTAGTTCTTCAATGTAGTCATGACCGCGAGCCACTTTAAAGCGCTCTAGGAACTCCTTTGCGGTAATCTTGTTAGTAGTGCCTTTTGGTCTGCCGGCACCTGGTCTTGCTCCACCTCTGAACTTATTTGGTGGCGCCCAGTTTTTTTCTGGTTTTGGTTGTTCTAGTTCTTCACTCATCGATTTCTCCAAGTCTTAATCTTAATATTGTTGTAAAGACGATATCTTCGTCTTGTTGGGTATATTCACCAAATCTATCTAATAGACCTAAATGAATTAGTTCCATAGTTCTTGCTAACTTATGGTGCGGCAAATAACTGTAGAAATGATCTTCAGTTTCAATTTGTTCATTTACACTAATAATGACTGCTGCCATAGCAGCTTCACTCTTCCTCGGCTTCTTGACTACTAGGTGTTTCTTTGTCATATAGATCCTTATAATACTTGTCTTCTAAGCCTCGCATGTAGGTAGTCATATACTCGTAACGCTCTTGTGCTGTGGCAGAAGGGTTATTAGCATAGAAGTATCCTTCTATCGCTTTGTATTCTTCTAGTGAAATGTTTTTGGTCATACTTTATTTATTGCTTTTAGCGTTTTTAGTTCTAACTCTACCTCTACTATGCGCTTAGTGATAAACTTGTGATAGTCCTGATTGAGTTTTCTACCATTACAGCGCTTACATGATACCAGTAGGTTATCTGCGGAGTTTAGGCCGCCTTTTGCTACTGGTAGAATGTGATCCAGTTGGCGCTGGCGTGGCGTGGTCTTAGCGCCACAGTAGTGGCACCTAATACCTTGCTCTTTGATCACTTGCTCTCGGAGCTTCTTTGGTATAGATTTACGCTTGTATGGCTTGATAGTCATCTGGATTGTCTTCGGGATCTAAGCCATCATAAGCAATGCCTGTTTGCTTATGAATGAACTTTGTCCGACCATCGTTGATAAGATGCTGATTAGCTTTAGACCATTCTATTTTAATCTGTTGGTAACGCTCGGCACCTAGAATGATTTTTAGCTGACTGGCACACTCGTCAACGGTAGGGTTAATGTCCCAACGAGAATCAGAGATACTGTCCATGAAATCAACACAACGGTCAATCTCCCACTCGTTCATATACTTGCTTAGTTCTGCCACCATTTTATCAAAGTTCTTGATTAGTGTGGTATCTGGTCTATCAATTAGGGTTTTCATCTTGTTTCTTTAGTAAGGCTGGAACTTGTTTGGCTTCTAACACAAACGCTTCTAACAAGGTTCTTGCGGCGTAAATGGCTTCACGGATATGCGGCTCTTGAGTCTTGTCAAAGCGTTCTTTTAAGTCTTCAATACATGGTTGTAGGCTGAGCCATACGATGCCATCTGGTGCGGTTACTAGTTTGTATCTGTGTTCAGTGTTGTTCATTTGTTTTCTTTCATAGTATTTTTATTATTCTTCAATGAATAACTCATTGCCGAATGGGTTAGGTGTTTGTGGATGTGTCTTGTTATACCACGCTTCAATACGACGACGACTGATTTCTATGTAGTGTGGGTCAAGTTCTATACCAGTGTAGTCCATACCTAATTCAGCACACGCCATACCTGTTGAACCCGAACCGTTGAATGGGTCAAGCACCTTGCCGCCGGGTGGTGTGATTAGTTTGATTAGATACTTCATTAGGGCTACAGGCTTGACTGTTGGGTGGTTGTTGCTTGCGCCTACTTCATCGCTTTGTTCTTTTTGAACTGTGATTGAGCTAATGTTACCACCAATACTAATAGAGCCATCCTCATTACGTGGACGTGGCATAATAGGGCCTGGATCTTCGTGACCTACGTGACGCTCCGCACGACTAACTTTAGCACTATACAGGAATCGTCTTCCAGCTTGCCCAGCCTCCTTCAAGTTTGATGTGATGCTGAATGTGACAGGCTCGGCAGAACCATCTGATCTCCAGTGGCTTATCGTAATCATCGTGGTGCCTGTCTGCTTTTGAGTTGCCACAGTTTTCACACGGTTGTTTAACATTGTGATATTTTCTTGCGGCAGCCCTAGCGAGGACCTTTTTACGATATTCTGGATCATTAGCATAACGCTGATTTCTATCGTTTTTAACTCGTTCTGAGTTACGCTCATAGAATGATGTTCCGAGTTTAGTTTTAGTAGCAAACCCTCGTTTTGAGCCAATGTTACTACATCGCTTTGAGCAATAAATGTTATGAGGTCGCTTGAGTATAAATTCGCAGCCGCATTGTGGGCATTGCTTTGTTCCGTGTTTAGACATATTTCTTCCTTTGTTAGTTCGCATTGTTTAAAGAATCTGGCGGCTGAGTTATCATCTTCACCAGGGAACATAGCCACAACCTCGTCACTGCCATCGTGAATAAAGTTTGCTGGGAATCTGCCTTGTGGTAGGTTCTCGTCAGTTCTCTCACCCTTTTGAATAGAGAAGCCTGTCTTACCATTCCACATTTCTAACTTTTCATCTTGTTGTTGAGTAGAGCGATTTACACCATTCATATTGTAGATGTAGTTCTCTCTGTCTTCTTGTGGTATTTCAACCCTACACCCATCCACATTGATAGCACCTGTGCCCCATTTCTGAACATTCTTATAGATAGCGTCCTTGAATGGCTTTTGTGCCATAACAATTGGTTCGTGTGCTGGCTTTAGATTGGTGCCCCAGCCGCTCCATTGTTTGGCTTCATCGCTTTCTGGTAGTATAATATGAGGCTCTCTGTTGACTTCATTCGCCCATACACCATCAGAGTTATTTCTGTTGCCGTCTTCATCAGTGGCATTTATCATACGCTCGGCACCTCTTTTTAGAGGACCCTTGATGCCCTTTTTACCTAATTGCTTATCTATCGCTCTACCTACATCTTGACTTTTAGGGAAGCCACTACCATACACCCACATAATTTGATCTCTAATCTCAAACCCACTACGCTCAACAGCCATCGCTAAGTGATGATAGGTTCGTGCCGCACTAAATGCCAATAAGTGACCACCGGGTTTTAAGACACGAAGGCATTGGCGATACACTTCTTCTTCGCCAGTATTAGTATCCCAATCTTTACCAAGAAAGTTGATACCGTAGGGTGGGTCTGTGACTACACTATCAAAGTGGTTGTCTGGAAATTGTTTGAGTTCTTCGGCACTATTGCCATTGATTAGTTTATAGGTAAGGGTCATTTGTTTTCTTTCTTTTCTAAACGGTTGTAATGTTCGTGTATCTGTCTCATCTTTTTGTTAAGTTCTTTGTGGGTAGGATGATCTTGTTGTTTTAACCACTCTAAAAATCCCGACCACGTGGAGATAATAGGGGTAGTTCATCCCGCATTTTTACTTTCTTTCAAAATTTTACAGGCTTCACTCCATTTAACTGAGTGTTCTGCCATGATTTTATGTAGTTTTGCTACTCTTTGCTTGTGCGCTTCACTCATGTTTTTGCGATGCGTGTCAGTCTTTGGCTTACCTAACTTAGCATCTCTGAGTTTTTGTTTGTGTTCTTCAGTCTTTGGAACTCCTCTTAGAGCATCACCAAGAGCACGTTTTTGCTCTTCTGTAGGGAATCTTCCTAGTCCTCTTGACCACACTGGTTCACCATGTCTGGCGACTGGTGGCGGACGATCACTTCTTCTAGATATTCGTTGAATTGTGCCGTCTGGCCACTTTCTCCACCAGCGATGAGAGCCAGGCTTTATACCTCTCTTGATTCGCTGTTCTTCACTCATTTTTATTAAACACTCTTTTCTTTTTAATAATGATAGTTGGCTTAGTAACTACTGTTGCTTTAGCAGTTCTTGTTTGCTGCTTTTTAAAAACTAACTTGACGATCTTTCCGTATTGAGTTGTTGTCACTATGGCATTCTCATAATCCATTACGATATAGTCAGCATACATTTGCTCACCAGTTGCTGGATTTATCTTACTAAATTCTTTTCTTTTGTTTTCTTGGGATACTAATTTGCCCAGTTTACGCAGAATGCCAGCTGTCATTCGCTGTCTGTTTGTTTTGGTATCCTTTAGTATGATATCTAATAATGTCTTGTCGTCTAATTTAAGTTTCATTTGTTCACCTCTTGTATGGTTATTTATCTTTTTACGATAAACAAATAAAAAACCCACTGTTTTTAGGCAGTGGGTTTTAGCTTTTTACATGGCTGGGTTATTATGAACATCAACCTACAGGAACATCCAGCCATAAACTTAAAATACGCAATGTCAGAATCTATTACTATGCCTAGTAAATGTATGATTTTAGTGTTTCATCAAACAGGTAAGAACTGTATTTTAAGTTAGCAGTTTAAGTCATGCTAGACAGGTTATAGACATATATGAAATGGCAAAATCTCATACATCTTTATTTATCTTAGTTGTAGGATACTGGCGATTTTTCTGTAAAAATATCGTATTTGTTTGTGGCAGCCATTTCGCAGATTACCTTAGCATACATGGCAGTTTCCATATATTTAATATTTGGAGAGTGATTGATCTGATCAATAATCCAAGTGAACAGATTATTTGAGATCATTCCGCATTTGACCGGCTTCATTATCTTCTGTGAGGCATCAATGTATTGTTTACGAGCTAGTTCTAGTTTTTCGTCGCTCTTTATTACATTCTGTTCTTTGTCAATTATGCTCATTAATAGAGCTTCCACAATGATTTCTTGATGTTTTGATTCTAAAATAATAGTATGAGGCATAGCCATTCTCCTTGTTCTTTTATTATTTATCTTTTTACTCTATTTTATGCTGGTTATGCTGTTGTTTCTTACTAAAACTGTTGTATGTAATATGAGAGAGATGACTACCAACTTCTTGTTCTTGGTTATTACTAAAACTGTTGTATGTAATATGAGAGAGATGACCACCGACCTCTTGTTCTAATAAAACTAATGAAGGAGTGGTAACGACTTCATTAGATCCGTCTGCTAAGACGGTCTCTTCTTTGAGGGATTTATGTGTGAGATTGATGCGATATCCAGTCTTCATAAAGACCCAATCGCTGATCTCTTCTTCATCTATCTCGGTGGCTGCTACAAAGCCATCATGGATACGTAGGTGCTTGATATCTAACCACTTGTCTGATAGATACTCACTTACTTGATTCATTACTTGGGTCTCGATATCTCTGTAGATGGCTGCTTTTTGCTTACAACTCATAGGTAGACGTCTGCCCGACTTGCTTGTTCTGTAGCCAAAGCGATTTGTCTTAGAGATAAAAGACCACATAGCAGAGATATCACTACGAAGTCCCTTGATAAATGGGTCCGCTTTGATGTCATCTAAGCCAGAGATAACACGAACTCGTGCTTCATCTCGTTGTAGTAGTTCATAAATGGCGAACTTCTGAAACTGGTTATCAACACCAACTTTTGCTCCATTTACTAATGAGTTGATTAATATTTTTGCTGTTTTTGCGTCTATATCTAAAATGGATTGGACATGTGAGCGAACCCAGTTCTTATCTGTTAGTAGTCGATCTAAGTGGGGCGTTTGCTTAGTGAAGCCAAGTTGTTGTGCTAGTTGTAATAATAGTGTGGGAGCGGCAGCGTCAATATCATAGTCATGTTCATAACCATATTCTACTAATAACTTAGAACGCTCTGTTTTAGCAATATTTTGGAATGGATTATGTAGACGCCCTGATTTGGCTTCATAAATGAAGTTGCCGGTCTCTAGTTGGTCGATTGGTAGTTCTCGCTTGATATACTCATTAACAATCTCGTGTGAGATCATATCTTCTGTAATATGTGGGCGAGTTTGCTGTTCCCAAGCAACTAAGTCACTCATTAGTTTTGTAATACCTGGGATATTCTTGATATAAGTTTTAGTATGAGTTGTTGCGCCCCAACTCCATGTGTCATCTACGCATACTAATAAGTTAGAGCGTAGATATTTGCCTAACTTGTCGTTAGTTCTGCCAAAATGTTTGTCTAGGAGTGTTTTTGATAAACCAACTGCGGTTGGTCTGCTTTTGTAAAAAAGTTTGACTACTGCCAGTGCTCGTCGAACTTTGGTTCTTGTTTGTTTATGCGATAAGTTTGGTTTGTAATCCATGTATGTCTATCCTTTGTTGTGTATTGCCGAATCTCAGAGTGGTGTTGAGAGGATAGCAGAGTGACACCACTCACTCTGCTATCAGTTCGACATAGGATTAGAGAAGCAAATCTCTATTGTTATTTATCCCTTTGTGATTTGTAAATAAATATTTTCGCTCCGTAATCGCAAATGGTGCTGCTCATGGCGCGGTTTGGGAGTGCGGATGACATGGGGTTATTCGCTGGTATGTGGGACTCTCTTTAGCATTGGAGTAGTCCCTAATACCAAAAAAAGGGAGCAGACATTGCGCCCACTCCCTAAGTTCCTTCTTACGAGGACTCCATCAAACCTATTTTGATTGCTGAACAAACTTGCCTTTTTTTAGCCGATACAGAACCCTAGGCTTATCTGCCTTCAATCTGTATGTAGCTAAATCTAACTTGTCTTTCAACTCAGGTTCCAATGGTTTACGTGATGGAGCGTAAACTAAATCTTCTGGTTTCTTCTTAGACCACGTTTTAGGAACCTTATAACGTGGTTCTTTAGATTCACTCATCATCTACCTTAAATGTAATCTTTGGTGGAAAGAATGAAATTTCCTCAATCTTGTTTGCTCTGCGACCGATGATACGAATACCAACATAGAGCCCAAACAAGAATAAGCAAGCCGCAGTAAACAGGACACCAACAACCATAATCTCTACGATATGAAAAAGATATAAAGGCAATCCCTTAATAAATGTTATGATTACGTCTAACATTATTGATCTCTAGGTATTGGCTGAAATGGCATTAATCTATTTCTTTCTTCAAGATATCTTTGATATGCTTCTTCTGGAGTATTATAGGAACCAAGATACTTATATTTCTTTTTGATATAAATCCCAGATGTCCATTTATTTCTATTTTTTCGCCAAGAAACACCCCGATATCCAGAAGTGTTGATCGACGATAATTTTGTATTTTGAGCGTTTTGGCTGGCTGTTGCCTCCCGTAAATTACTAATTCTATTATTGGATGGATCGCCATCAATGTGGTCCAAGAACTCACTAGGCATGTAACCGTACTCATATAACCATGCTAATCTATGAGCATAGTAATCTTTCTTGTTTATTCTAATTTGTCTTCTGCCGCTCTCTTGGGCCCAGCCAGCCTCTGCCCCAATAACTTTTTTTGGACCATGTCCTACACCTGTTCTTTCAGCCTTCCAAGTAAAAATACCAGTATTTTTATCGTAGTTTAGCCATTGTTTTAGTTCATCTTGAGTTACCATACAATTCCTTGAAAATACTTATTATAACACATACTTACCTATAAGTCACCCACCATGTTGTTGTTTTATTACAACATAGTGGTAGTGATTTAACGAATGTAACTAGGGTTTCTAACATTGTTGTCTCTTTTCTCGTTGTATTTGCCAGCACCGTTCTAGCAATTCATGACGTTTAGTCAAATATTCTTCGTAGGTCATCTGAAGATCGTCCAGTATTTCCTTCATATCAATTTCACCAGTAGTCATTTTATGGATAAGTTCTTGCTGGGTCATTACTCAACGTTGCCTTTGTAATCGTTAGTCTTATCAAACGCATCTGGCATTGGCTTCAAGCCTAGCAACTTACCGTTTGATGCTAACCAACCTAGTGCGTTCTTGACGTTCTCAAGTGAGCGACTGTTGTTGAGAGCAGTGTTATAGGTATTGGTAATAGCAGTAGTAGAAGCACCCTGAATAACAACTTCAGCCATTGACGAAGCACCGTTCAACATTGGTGAGCGATAGATAAGTCCACTGTTAGATGTTGGGTCTAAGCGACCTAAGTTAGATGCTTCTAAGCGAACAATATCGTTAGTGCCACGGTTAGCTGGCACATTTAGTGCCCATGTATCATTGAAGTAGACGCCCGGACGTAGCATATAACTATTATCAACAGCGCCAGCAGGACGTAGTTGGTGTTCGCCATACACTGCCTGACCAAAACGTAAGCGAGTAGTATCTGCTAAGACCCAGTTACGCCATGCTAGGAAGAAGTAGATAGCGTTGTAAGAACGAACAACTTCACCGTTGAGTGTTTCTGTTGGAACAATGATATCCTTTGTGGTGGTGTTGAATGTAGTAAGTGTGATAGTATCACGCCAAGCGACTACACCAGTTGTAGTATTGTCTGTTGATTGGTTAGTTGCTGGCATCAACACTTCTTCGCCACTTGGCTGGATAACATAGGTAATACCAGTAGAGGCAAGAGTTTGATCAACTTCACCATAAGTGATACCAGCGCCAATCCAACGAATAGTTAGGTTGCGATCTGTGTTCTGTAGGATAGTCCAGATATCAGCAGTTGTTTGGTTGAGTGCTAGTGTACCCTGAACAGCAATACCACTAGCATCAGTGATAATGTTTTCAGTGCCAGCATCAATAACAATGTAACTTAGTGCCTGTGTTTGAGCAGTTTTAGAGATAGAGATAACACGACTTTGTGGCTTAACATAGACACCAGCGGCACTACTCAAGTTTAGCAATGCTAACATACTACCAGCCAAGTTGGTGCCATCACGGTTCTGAACCCATAGACCTTGTGTTAGTGTGATAGTGCCGTCTGGTTGTAGAGCATAGAACTTAGAGGCGAACTCAGTATCAAATGTAGCCACTGCCGCAAACTGGTTCAATAGATATTGACGAGTAAGGGTTTGTGGGTCTACCTGAACAATGTGCGTGAATGAGTGTTGTAAGCCGTTAACGTCAGTGCGGTTGATAGGGGTGTGAATGTGACGGTATAAGGCATCATTCTGTGCTAGGTCAGCATTGACTGAACTATCAGCAGTTTCACTATACTCGGTATTCTCGTTTTGATAGTTACGCTGATAACTTGTTTGAGCATTTAGACGGACCAATTCAGTGCGATCAATGAACACGATTTGTTGTGACTTGATCTGTGTTCGGATTTGAACTTTTGCTTGAGTTAGGTCAACAGAGATTAGGCGCTCTTGTTGGCCAGTATAGGTGTTACTTGCCTGTTGAACATCATTATAAATCAAACTAACAATAACTGGGTGTGTGTTGTTATTTACACGTAGACGATAGTAAAGGTTAGTGGTCACATCACTAGTGTTCTTTGTGATATAGCCTTCACCAGTTGAAAGTTCATGGTTAGTAATCGTCCAACCATCTAGCAATTCTAGACCCTTAACACTATCCAACTGAACTGGAGGACGAGTATTGAGAGTGCCACCTACATCGGCACGAACCCATAGGTCTTGTAGCACAGAGAATGTTTCACGTAGGGAACAAGCACTGGCGAACGTAACGGTCTTGTTAGTTGTGTTTACGTCAATATCACCACCAGCGTTGATTGTAGTGCCGTTTAGTTGACGGACAGCGCAATCACCTACACCATAACCAAATGATTGTGGTAGGGATACTGGAATAGTGTTTGTGCCTTCAGCAACGGTGATGCTACCGCTAACGGATTGATAACCACTAGCGTGAACACGATATGTCAGAGCTGTTGCTAGGTCATAGCGAACAGTCATGTTGAGTGTAGAGCCAGTAGATACAGCAGTATCTGTTACTGTACCGGCATTGAAGACCGTCACACGAGCGCCTGTTGGTAAGCCAGTGAAGACAAGTGGAGCAGTAATAGTAGCAACTGTGTATGTGCCAGTAGAACCACCTGCTAGAGCAAAGCGGTTAGCGGCAATGTTAGTAGAGATAGTGCGAGTGCCAGCACCAACTGCCAACACAAGAATAGTGTTAGCACCAGTAATAGTTGAACCACTAGTGATTGAGTAAGTGTTGGCTGGAAGGTCTAACTCAAGCGTAATGTTACCAGCTGAGGTATCAAAGTTGATGTTAGTTAGAGTAGTTGGCACGTTGTAGTAACTAC